AGACAGCGGCACGTTCATCAAGGTAATAGTCTGCGGCATATGTAAGGCCAGCATATATTATCAAGTCGGGAGCAACAGCCGCCAATGCGTTCTCATCGCTGTCAGCAGACATAGCCGCAAACTCACCATAGTAATATAAGACAAGGCTTCCAGTGGTGGGCTGTGGGTGTACTAACAAGTTAGACTGCTGGCGTGTAAATGTCGTTGGATTACCTGCTGTTGGATTTGTAGCTACAGCTCTATACTTAGACATAGGAATCCGTTGAAGCTCATACTCATCGTAGTACAGGCTAATGATCTCTAAGAAGTCATTAGGTAATGTAAAGGAGCCTGTCTGACTGCTAACTGTGTATGTGTTTAGGTTCTCATTTAACGGAGTACGAAGCTGGCGTTGAATACGAGAGATACCTTGGTCAATAAACCGTGTTGTTAGAGTGGATGTAATGTCGCTTCTGTTAAGAAGGTCATTGAAATGACTTTTAATATCTCCGTAGTTCATCTAGGTTTTCCTTGTCTTGGGTTTCTTTTTGGCAGTCTTGGCGGCTTTCTTAAATGCGGCATTAGTGGGTGCGCCTTTAGAACCTGCTGAACGCATACTTTCGCCAGAACCTGCCTTGATCCGCGCCCTTTTCTTATGAATGTTTCTGTAAAGACTCATATTGATTTCTCCGTTGCCATGAAGCCATCAAGGTTCTCTGACTTGAGCTTCTTGATGATCTCTTTGAGAGGAACTTTACCGTCCATAATGTCGAAGCCTTCTTTCTTCCACTTCTCGACAAAGATCGTAGGAATACTTGCTACGTGCTGGAACTCACCCTCACGTTGGCTGGTACTTATGTCTCTTTTGTATTTAAGGTCGTCTAGGAAGGATTGGCTGATGTGCTGGCTATCTGTTCTTACGAGATTACCTGCCTCTTCGCTGAAGTCATTGTTGACTCCAACTAGGTCTATTTTCTTACTCAATGTAGTCTCCTTGAGGGATATAAAAGAAAAGGCGTGAGGGGCAGTGGTAAGGAGAGCAAAAGCCACTGTTGCTCCCCTCACTCCTTTTAGAACTTAGCTAAGGCCAGTAATCATGCCTGAGCCTTTAGGGTTCTTGTGCATAAGGCCAAGTTCACCGACAACCATATGGGTGTCAGAGTCACCTGTCTTAGCAAGCAGTGTCCGTGAGAATGGACGTAATGAAGCTGTACGCCACATTGTTGGGTCAAGCATGAACGCATGTGTTGACATCTGGTGGCGGTTTAGAACCACCTTATACTCACCAAATGGTGACACATACAGGTTCACGGCATTGGTCAATGTGGTGGTACCATCATTGAAGTCGCGTGTACGACCAGAAGCACCAGTGAAACCTGCGATGATCAATGAGTCAGCAGGTTTTACCATGATGACTGAAGGCTCACCGCCAGCATTATACACGGCTTGCATATTATCAAGCATCTTGGCTTCTGTAAGTGCGTCTGTTGAACCTGATCCTGCATCTGTTGAAACTGATGAGTCGATCAGTTGATCAGCAGAGGCCATCTCACGTGCTGTAGAGGCGTCACCAGCCGCTGTTGCATTAGAAGCACCAACGAAAGCAAACTCTACGTCTTTCTTGATTTCTTTCAAGGCTTTTGAAAGTTGGTATGCAGTTTCCTTCGCTCTACCGTATGCTTTAACAGCATCTGCTGTTGCTGACACTTGGAAGGTCTTTTGAAGGATTTGTGTGTTACCTGTGATCATTACAGTCGGAATGGCTGTACCTGCTGATGCAGTGAAGCCCTCAAGCTGTGCGTTTGATCCAGCGGCGGCAAGAGTATCTGTCATGTATTGATACTGTCGAGCATGGACTTTCTCAGTCTTGATCATGCTGTACATAGGTGTATCGGTTGGCGTTATGTCACTGATAATGTTGGAAACATCTTCAGCGAGTCCGATTTGTTCATAGGTTTTATAGATTGCCATTGGGTTTATTATCCTCTTATTGGCTAAGTGTTGTTTTTATGTCTCCCAAGTTCCTAAGATTGCGGCGGCTATATCGTCTAAGTCCCTGCCCCCATTAGCGACCATCTTCTGCCTAGCTCTTTCTGCGTTGGCTTTTGATGATGCTTTTGGATCAGGTGTCTTCTTTGTACGAAGCACCTTCTTGGCATTTGCACTTTTCTTCTTAACCAGTGCTACCTTCTTACCTTCATCATATAGTCGCGCCATATTAATTAGCTTAATGACGTTAGGATCGACATACTGATTCACTTGGTCTTCTGGTAAGCCCTGCTTAACTGCAAAACTTCTAATGTCATCATAGAGGGCGTTACTCCAGTCAGGTATGTCTTCTTGGAGGACTTTCACACACTCTTTAGCGGCGTCCCGTTGTTGAGCCTGTGATTGCTCTTTGATGTCTTTATAGAAAGTGTCTGCTTCCTCATTAAGAAACTTCAAGTCATCGTAGGCGTCTTGGGCTTCTTTTCTGAGCTGTGCAAAGTCTTCGGTTTCCATAGTTTTACTAGCAACAAGCATGTCCACTTCAGAGTAAGGCTTGTAGCGTTCTTGAGCTTTGTTGAGCATCTTTTGGAAAACGAGATGGTTCTTTTCGATAGTAGCCTCAACCTCTTTCCGTTGAGAGCTAACGAGCTGAGACTTCTGAGTGAGACTAGCTTCTTGACCAGCCAATCGTTTAAGCGAAGCAACAGATACCATCTTAGATTCACCATCGACAACAACTTCCAATTCAGTGTCGTCAGATATCTCTGTGGCTTCTGTGTCCACTTCGTCATCATCTGACTCATCCTCTTCAGTATCATCTTCAGTTTCCTCATCATCAGGGTCTGTATCTTCCACTTCTTGATCGTCTGTTTCTTCTAGTATCTCTTCCTCAATGATGTCCGTTGTCTCTTCTGGATCATCTTGAGTTGCCTCTGCTTCGTCTTCGGATGGCTTTTCAGCGTCTTCCCACTTAGCAAGGATGGCTTCTTCTGCATCGAGGGGTAGACCCTCGTTTAAGGAGTTGCTTTGTTGCACGTCTGACATGGTGCTATTCAACCTCTTCGTTGTTGTCACGTTCATTCTTGGCGTTGATTTCGTTCCTGATTGATACTTGCTGTTGCAAGGTCGAAACGATATCTACCAAAGCTCGGTAATGGCTGTACGCACGTTCCCTAGCACTTGTTTCCTCTGGCTTAGAGTTCACAAAGTTCTGGAACGATTGATGAACCATATTATCGACAGTCTCGGAGAAAGCCTCGATACCCAAAAGCATCTCAGCGTTATCTCCTTGACGGATCATTTGCTCTTCTTCATTGGTCTGCACTTCTCTCTCTCCTTACCCTGTTGGGCTGGCTATTCCTCTCAGATCATCGGCAGTACGTAGGATTTCCAGTTCGTTTGAGTCAATGAACTGCTTGAACTTGAACTGCTGTTCTTTGAGGTCTTGGTTGTCGCTCTGTAGAGCGTGTTGGGCTTCAGCTTTCATTTGCTCAAGCTGGAGCTTCATCTGTGATACCTGTGCGTCTACCTGTGCCTTTGCTTCTGCAACGGCTGTCTGACGCTCTTGTAGTTCGATTTGCTTCTGTGCAATCTGCATCTGCATCTCTTGTGCAGGATCAGGCTGTGGTGGCGGCAGTTGATCTGGTGATGTCAGATAGTCGCTCACATTGAGGATACCTGCCTTCTCCATTGTATCTTTGACCAAGGTGTAGGCGTTCTGTGGTTGATACATAGGTGCTAGGATAGGGTCTTGTGAGAACATCTGGTGCATAGCCAAGTGCTTCTGGCTTTCTGCTTCTTGCTCTCCGTAACCCAGATGTAGCTGTACGATCACATCACGCTTGTCTTCCCACATACTTGGATTAACCTGTACGTACTCACCAGATAGATCGATGATCTTCTGCTGGTCTTCATTCTCAAGCACAAGCTGGTAGATCATGTGGAACAGAGGTTTGACAAACTGGTTGGCAAAGTTCCTTGCAATGATCTTCTGACGCTGTTGTGACATAGTAGCCAGTTGCTCGACCATAGCGGCTGAGTTCTGATGGCTAATG